ATACGGATCGGAGAAACCAAGTGGGCAGGCGTGGCCTACATGCGAGAAGGCAAGAGCAAGGTCTACGTTCGAACCAAAGCCGAATTCAAGGCCAAGTTCGTTCTGGTCGATGCGAAGCCCTAACCTATACATCGCCGCACAAGAGCAGCTCTTTGCGAAGTTTCAGTCACGCTCCATCGCCATCCAGCATTGGAGCAAGTACCTGATGACTCCCAAGGAGCTTGCTCTCCTTTTTCAGAAATTAGAGAAATCAAATTCTGTTCTTCGCGAGATAGCCAAGACTGATCTTGGACAAAGCGGAGAATTAGCGAGAAAACAACTTGGAATCGAATGAATCAATCAAAGATCGACCGTGCGCGTGCGTGGCTTAGAAACACGCCGGGAGCCGTCGCTGGTCAGGGCGGTCATAACGCGACCTTCGCCGTAGCAACCGCGCTCATACACGGTTTTGAGCTGAATGCGGGGGATGCGGAGACACTCCTGCACGAGTACAACACGAAATGCCTCCCGCCGTGGAAGCCGCATGAACTGGCCCACAAGCTGAACGAGGCCGCAAAAGTAGCGCACGACAAGCCGCGTGGCTGGCTTCTCGAATCGAATTCCGGCATGGGGCAGGGCGGAACTCCAGTATCACCCACCGGAAAGTTCGTGGTACGAAAGATCCAAGCAATTCCGCAATCGGACTTTCGATTTTCAACCATAGATTTCTTAAAAGCCTGCTTTGAACCAGATGAAGTTGTCTGCATCTGCAATGACATCGTAAGCGACGACGAAGGTCGGACTCGGCCAAACTCCAAGGGTACATTCCTCAAGCGCGACGAATGGATTAAGAACCATTTCACTCCGCCCATCAGTTCCATGTGGAACGGTCCTGACAGCCGTGGCGCATACGTCCGCGTCAACCCATGCTTCGATGAGAGCGGTTCTGATTCAGGCGTGGCAGCATTCCGTCATGTCTTGGTCGAGATGGACGAGAAGACCAAGGACGAGCAATGGACGATCCTCAAGGAGTCGAAGCTGCCGATGTCCGTCGTCATCGATTCCGGTGGCAAGAGCTTGCACGGCTGGGTACGCGTCGATGCGGCGAACAAGGAGGAATGGAGCGAGCGTCGTGATGTCGTCTATCGCCAGCTAGAGACGCTCGGCATCGATCCGAAGAACAAGAACGCGAGCAGGTTCTCTCGTCTTGCTGGTGTGATGCGCGATGGCAATGAGCAGAAGCTGTTGGCCATCAATGTTGGTTCTGTGAACTGGGATGCGTTTACGGACTATCTGGAGTCGCAGGACATGCCTCAAGAGTTCTCGCTTGATAGCATCATCGAGTACGATCCGAAGAATGATCCTGACAATCTGATCGGCGACAGATGGCTACGTCGCGGTTCATCGCTTCTCTTCGTCGGCCAAAGTGGTTGCGGCAAAAGCTCGATGGCCGCGTATCAGGGGATGAAGTGGGCGTCCGGCGAAGCATGGTTTGGCGTAAAGCCCGTCCGGGCGTTAAAAGTGGCTTACATCCAGGCGGAAAACGACATCGCCGATCAGCATGACGCACTCAAGGGGGCGGCTCAGATGACGTTTGGAAAGGAGAAATGGGAGCGAGGATTGCGGAGCGTGGACATGCTCTTCTTCCGCGAAACGGTTCGCACCGGAACAGACTTCGCCACAATGCTCCGCCGTCTCGTTCGCAAGACCAAGGCTGACGTGGTTTACATCGATCCACTGCTCTCCTACATGGGCGGCAATCCTGCGGATATCGAGGTCTGCGCGAACTTCACGCGGCATCTGCTCCAGCCGATTATGATGGAGACGGGTGTTGTCCTGGTACTTGTCCATCACTTCCCCAAGCCGAAGGGTAAGGACGACAAACCGGAGAGCGTGGCAGATTTGGCCTACTCAGGATTCGGATCATCGGATCTGACGAACTGGGCGAGAGAGGTGATTGTGATGAAGGAAGTTGGTTTCAATCAACCTCGACAATTTATGCTCGGCATGGCAAAACGGGCCGACCGTTCCGGCATGACGGATAAGGACGGCAAAGTCACCGGATCGATTATGATCCAGCGTGGTACGGGCGGCGACATCTCATGGAACTACGCGGAGCCTGAGAAGTTTGTCGTGGATAAGCAGTCGGTTAAAAAGCCGTACTCCAAAGGACGATATCCTAAGCGTTAGCCTTCTCGCGCTCAGCACGGCGACGGCCTTTGGCGGCGAGCGATTGGAACTTCGCCTTGCCGAGCTTCTTACGTCCGATGTAAGCAGCCAAAGCGCGAGGCTCTCTCACACCCTTCTTCTCAAGACTGCTGATTAGCTTCTCGTAACGCCCACCACCACCAAGTTTCATCTTGTCCATAAAATCACCATGCTTTGCAACTCCAGTGCCGAGGAGTTGTTTTGTCGGTTGCCGTAGCGCAGTTATGCCGCGCGCGGAAATTCTTACGACGCTCAGGATTGTCGCGTTTGATTTCCATGTTCGGATCGCCGAACCGAACGATGACAACCTTGCCAGCCGGATTCTTGACGTACACCGCGCTCTTCTTCCGCTCGCCAGGAGTGTAGAACGGCTTGTTGAGCGTCACCTTACGCCCCTTGTAGGTGACACCTTTCTTGGATAGGGAGGTTTTCATGGAAGTTCGTTTTCAGCCTCAACCGCTTGCTTGTACTCCTCTGAGTTCTTTCCAAATTCCTGACGCAAAGACTGTGAAAGTTGATTTGCCGCGCTAACCAAAGAAGCCGCCTCAACATCTTTGACAGGAGTCATGGCCAACTTTCGAAGTTCTGGAGACGACAACATTTTTGCCGCAAAACGATAACGAACTTCACTCTTTGAATTCCACAGTCGAGACAGAAAGGCCAGCGTGGCTGGAACTGTTCCTTGAGCCACATTACCGCCTTGGTATCCAACCAAAAGATAGTTAATTAGACCCCGATTCACATCAGATGCTGACTTTGCTGGGATTGGCATGTCGGCAATAGCTTTCGCAACCTTTTCAAGTTCTTGTCTTCCAGTAGGACCTAAAAGTGTATTTGCTGTTTCAAAGAATGGACTAGCAACTCGGCCTGCCGTTGTTGGACCTGCCTGAACCCCGGAAGACACAAGGTTGAGAAGTTTTTGACCATCAATCACATCTCCCGTTTTTGATTTCTGAAGAAGATCGTCAATGAAAAGAGACTGAACATCTCGAAGCACATCTGGTTTTCTTAAAGACAACCTGGAAACAACATTTGCAATTTTTGGTTGATTTATCGGATCTGAAACAAATTTTGCGATGTCAAACACATCTCGATCCACAACCTTGTCGAGTCCAAGTTTCGAAAGCTCAGACCTAACGCGGACATCTTCTTGAACTGCTTTTTGTGCAAGTTGCTGGAGAGTGTTTTTATCGGTCGTTCCAAGCATTTGCTCGACAAAACGCGGATCAGCATTGACTGATGCCAAATATCCTTCCGGTGATTTTACAGCAGTCCTAATATCTCCAAGTCGAGATTCCGAGATAAACGCGTTTCTGATGTTTGCGTAGTTTGGGAAAAGCCTATTTCTCACAGGCTCTGGGAGTCCGTTAATCGTTTCAAACATCCTCCCTACGTTAATTCCAGCACCTTTTCTACCAGCTTGAGAAGCCGTGCTAACGATTGCCTCCTTAACCAAATCAATACCCTTTTGCGTATTCGAAGAACCAAGAAGATCGGTCAATAGACCAAGATTGGTTTCAGCGTTAGATCCGGTAAGGCGCGAAATGATGGCTTCTCCAGAAAGGCCACCACCTTCTCCAACCTCCTTCAGAATGCCGTCGCTCAAATTACCCCTAAAACGACTGATATTTTGAGCGTAATTCTGGTTTGCTGCGCCAAGTGCTTTTTGAAGAGCTGGAGTCTGAGAGACAGCACTGTCGATCTGATTTGCAGCAATTTCTGCTAACTGTGCCTTAGTTCGAACATCGACACCAGGAAGAACGCCAGCCTGCCTAATTTGCTTTGAAAGATTTGATGCCAAGTTCCTCGCTTCCTCAAGGCTTGCCGTGTTCAGCAAATCTTCTGCGGCAGCAAGTGTGGCGCGCTGCCCGGCAGGTGCTGCGATAATAGAAATGTTTCCTCCAGCAGTCTTAGCGAGATTCAGTCCTGTGGAATTTGCAAAGTCGATGAGCGGCTGAAGATCCACAAGGGTCTGTGAATACTCGGGCAGCTTCTTGGCATCTGAATAAGCCTTGTTCCACGAAGTCCTTGCCGTCTCCAGCGAGTTTTCAGCAAGTTCTTTCAGGTCATCTCCAATCGAAGCAAGGCTACGTCCAGGTGCAAAAAAAGATTTCCCAACCTGACGAATACGCTGTTCTGCATTGTTTACAGAGTTTGCCGCTCT